CCTAACTGCACCCAAAGATATACGGTCTTTCGGTCCACACCTAAATATGCCGCCACCTCATCGGGCCGTAACAATTCCTTGTCGGGAAGGGTGGTCATATCGCAATCCTCGCCTTGATTTCGTCAACTGTGAGTCCGTCAAATTCGGATGCAACCACTATTTTCTTATCCCGGCTCTTTAGGCCGAGCGCCATCGCCGCCGTCACCGCCCCGTCAATCCTGAACCGCGTCTTTGATTTGTCAAGCTTCCTGTTCCCCGCCGGATCGGAAACCACCATCGAGTTTGAAATATTCCACGTCAGCACCGGATTGCCGTCATGGACAAAGCGCCGGTCAAGAATGGAACCCTCCAAGGCTTCGACTGCCGGCGTCATGTCCTTGAAGCCCTGCCCCCATGGGACTAGCCGCAAGGCGCCCGCCCTCTGATTGTCCTTACTGTCAATGTAGGCATCCAGGCCGATGTCCGCCATGGCTTTCATCAAGTCGTCGATCCGATAGCGGTCGAAGGCCAGACCAAGAATCACATAATCATGGTGAATTTGAGTGAGGCGGGCCGCCACCCAATCATACTGGATTGCCCGGCCCGGAGTGGTTTCGATGAAACCCTGCTGCCTCCATGTCCAGTATGGTACCCGGTCTCGCTTCTCGTGTTCAACCAGAGTCCCTTCCGGCTTCCAAAACCATGCCTTTACCCGGTCCTGATCACCGTTCAATACCCCGACGAGCGCCGTCAGGTCAGTTTTCCCGGAGAGGTCAAGGCCGAGATATATTTCCGAGCCCAAAGGGATCGCTGCGTCGCCCTGGCAGGCCATCCATTCGGCACGGGGGATCAAGGGGGATTGAGCATCGACACGCTGATTGAGGTACAGATTGCGGAATGACTGTTCAAATGACGGCATCCGGACAGCCCGCTTCGCCGCTGTCTTCATTTCCGATAGGGACCGGAAGTCGCCCAGCGCCGGGTTTGCCAGTTTCCAGAGCTTTTCGTCGGTGAAAACATTTTCCGCGTCGTCCGGGACGGCGTAGAGGTGGCAGACCGTCGCGGGATCTTGCCCGGAAAGGCCATCGTCAATGAGCTGCGAAAGGATGTGCTGCGGGTCGTTGCTCTGTGTACTGATCACGATATACAGAGGTTCCAGCCGGGCGGCCATCGAGGTATCAAGGGCATCGTATAGATCCCGGTTCCGCGCCTGGGCGAGCTCGTCGTAAATAACCACGGTGGGGTTGAGGCCGAACTTGGACCCCGCCTCTGCGCTGATCGCCCGGTAAATCGATCCGTTTGAAAAGCAGACCATCGTTTTTGTGCTGTCAACGATTTTAATCAGGGATTCAAGTTCCCTGTCCGCCCGGACGATCTGCGCCGCGTACTTAAAAACAATAGCCGCCTGCTCGCGTTCGGTCGCCGCTGAGTAGATTTCCCCGTTTTTGATCGCCTCTGGCCCGACGAGGTGAACCAGGGCAAGACAAGCGATGAAGGCGGTCTTCCCGTTCTTCCGGGCCATACTGAGCACGGCCCGCCGGACGATCCGTAGAAATTGATTTCCCGTCCTGTAAACAGGGCCGTACACGTCCTGGATAAAACGCCGCTCGGCCCGATTCAGTTTGAACGGCTTCCCCTCGCCCTTACCGGATGGAACGGTAAGCTGTTCAATGAATTGGATGATTCTCTTTACGCGCTCGCTATTTTTTGCCACTTCCTATGAGCCCCTTAAACTTCGATTCCTTTTCCTTACCCGGATCAATCGCCAGTCGCGCACGCGCTGAAGGCGTCAAACCAAATTCCGCAGCGTACCGGATCATGTCATTCGCCGCCTTGTTTGCGATCCCGATAAGACAGTTCTGAATGATGTTCCCGTTTGAAGTCTTGTCGATCAGGCCGTAAAGTTCAGCCTCTTCCGTCGCCTCTTCTCGCTTCATCCCGGATTTGGTCAGTTTCGTTTGCGCCGCTTTCACCTTCCGCCTAATTTGATCCTCGGCCCGGCGCCATCTCGAGTACGCCCCACAATAGGCCGCAAGCGTCTGTTGGTCGATTTCTGTAAGCACGCCCATGATATGTAAACCGGATGCGATACGGTTCCATTCCTCGATTCCATAGGCGTCAAGGTGAACGGGCGGAGAAGGAAGATCGCCCGCCGGCGGAGTCGGTTCCTTTTTGATGGGCCGCTTTCCAGGATTCCCCATCTTGAACTTCAGGACATTCGGGGTCGGTTTCCTTCCTGATCCTCTTCGCGCTGGCATATCATTTCTCCTTTTTATTCCAGGGGTGGCCGGGATCGACCGGGAGGCCATCGAGATCCGCCGCCTGGGAATAACCGTGAATTTCTTGCATCCGTTTTGCCGCCGAGTGACATGGGGCACAGACGCCTTGCCAGTTTTCCTGATTCCAAAAAAGGTCATAGTCGCCGTTGTGCGGCTTCTTGTGGTCAACGATTGTCGCCGGAGTATCCCGCCCGATTTTTTGGCAGAGGGCGCAGAGGGCATTGTCGGGATCGGCCAGAAATGCTTTCGCGGCCCGCCTCCATCGGGTTGTGTCATACCATCGTTTTTTGGTCATTTTGGACCCTCGAATCTTCGGAAACCCTTTGTGGGCGTGGCTTTCCGAGTGGCACTATTCTTTATTGATTTCATGTCTTTAACCCCTCTCCTTCGGAAACGTAGAATAGGCGTGGCACGTAGAGCCTTCGGAAACGCTGTCCAGTTGTGACTTTGCGGGCACAAAAAAGAAAACGCCTTAAATCGTCGATTTTAGGGTCTGCCAAAAGCACCGAAAAACACCCCTGGGAAACCTTGACGGGTTGTGACTTTGAGAGCGCCCGGAAACCCTGTAAGGGCGTGACTTTTAGGGGCTTTTTATTCAGTAATGATATTATGCAGTTGCGTAAAAACGGAAAAACCACCCCGGAAACGTAGGGTGGGCGTGGCTTTGCGGGCCTCGAAATTTGACTTATAGGCCCTCTTCGGCAGGGGGGCCTTATGATTATATGGCCCCCCTGAAAACGGTGCTTTGACAAGATTCGTGCCACTTTATCACTCCAGACAAATAGCCAGGTCTTTTTTTATGTAGTACTTTTTGCCGTACTTTTCGAGAAGCCGGATCGCTTCCGTACCGAACGCCTTCCAGTCAATGGCATTCGCCCGCGCGTCATGGTTCCATTTGCCGACTTTGAATAGATCCACGAACTCATGACAGCGGTTTATGATTTCCAGGGACTGCGCCGGATCAATGACCGGCTCCAGACTGGCCCAGGTGAAAATCCCTCGCTGGTGGGCCTTGCGCAAAACGTCCATCCGCTCCTCCGGGTCTGCCGCTCCAGGTTCCCATTCGCGGGACTGGGTGTGGTTCGTAAAGGTGAGGGTTGCGCCGTAGTGATCGCCCCGGTCGAGCAAGTCAAAATCCCGCACCGATCGCGCGCCGCCTTTGGTCAAGAGAACAACTGAGACTCCCGCGTTTTTGCATAGCTGGATTGCGCTCCGGGTTAGTTTTAGATCGTTGTCTATCGGCTGGTAAGGGTCGCACATGAAACAGAAAAAAAGGGGCTTGCCGGAATGGGCCTTAACTTCTTTCATCAGGTCCGGCCATTTGATCGCCCGCGCCGTTGCGGTTGCGTGGAAGGTGTCCGGTGACTGTCGCCTGATCGCCGGTACGTAGCAATATTTACAGCCATGCGTACAGCCGTTGTATAGGTTAAGGGCATAATCGCCGTACTCCTTGGCCTTTCCTTTGGGTTCGTAGATGTAAGACATTACTCACCTTCCTTTTTCAGATACTTCTCGATGATCACCCGCGCCATCTGGGCAAGGGGACGGGATTCTTTAAGGGCCAGGGCTTTGAGGGCCGCGAATTGTTCGGGGGATAGAACGACCGTAAAGCCGATTTTTTTATCTTTGGGCGTTTTGGGCATTATTTATTTCCTCCTGTCTTTTTAATCCTCCAGACATCCATCCCTTCTTCGCGGGTAAGATGGACCCGAGAAGAACAGGATAGCGAGGCAAGTTCGTTGATGATTTTACGTTTCACCGATACGGTCGGAGCTTCCAGGGGGGTGGACAGAAGGACCTCCATAACAGAACGGTATCGCTCAGGAACTTCTTCTTTACGCAGATCCAGATAGCGGACCGCCTGAGCCAACATTAGCCCGCCACCGTAAAGCATGTCCAGATCATCGCCGTCGTACCGGATCGCATATGCTACATGCTCCCGGATCTCTGCCGCCTCCTCGGTGGGGCACCATAACATGAGGAGGGCGTCGGCAAACCAGTCGGATGCGACCCGGCAGGGGTTGACAAGCGGAGTGATCTCCTCTTGAGATACGCCTCGCACAAAATAGGCCGTTGAAAGCAGGTGGTGACGTTCAGCAAGCATCGCGTGGGCCAGCTCATGGAGATATTCGATCGGACGCCACTCCGAACCAGACGACGGCATCTTGATCGTGTGCGTTCTTCGCCAGGGATTGGATGTGATCTCCAGATCACCCCCGCCCATTTCGTGCTCGATCCACCAGGTGAGGCGGGAGGAAACTTGCAAGATTTTTTCTTTGATGTCCATAAGCACCTCGCTAATCAGCATTCGCAACCTGCAACGCATAGAGCCTGTATTCTCCCGGCGGCAACGTTACCATCGGGTGGCTGGTATGCGATACCGTGATCTCGTGATCCGCGGCAAAATACCGCCCGTTCCGCCGGAGGCTCGGGCTGGTAATGTCATGCGATTCGCGCGGCGTCCACTTTTCCTCGGCGTTCATCTCTGTTTCGGGCGGGATGGGCTCCGGGCAAAACAGCAGGTCTCCTTGGCGTTGACATTTGGCCAGGTCGGATTTGTTGATCCCAAAAAGGCGGCTCATGGCATCCTCGACCGTGGCCTCAAAACCTCCATTGCCGTAATTGTCCCGGCTCAGAGCAACGCGGCAGCGGTGCCCCCACTCGTCGCCGTTGTCATCGATCCCGCACAGGTAAGCCTCGCCGGTCCCGGAGAGCTTGTGCCGCCAATCATCATTGTAGCCCTTGTACGATACCGACTCGCACTCCAGAACCAGGCAGGCGCGCCATTTTTCGGAGACATCCGCCACGTAATTTTTATCAAACGGCGGGTGGAAATACCCCTTCAAACTGGCCCCGTCGGCCTCCCAGAAGTGGCCGGATTTCAGGGCCTCGGCGTTTTTGATTTTCTGCGCCTCGCGTTCGTTTTTTTTGCCGGACAAATACAGGCTGTTGGCCTCGCGGATGCGTGGAAGCAGTGCTTTTTGCTGCGATTGCAGATCCGTGATGGTTTTACGGATCAGGGCCAGGTTGCGTTTTTTGGTCGCCTCCCGGTAATCCGCCAGAAAAGCGTTGCCCGACTCGATCAGCCAGGCGGCCTTCGCCTCGGCGCGACGGGCTGGGCCGGTTTTGGTCCTCTCGTTGATCGGGATGATGGTTTGGTTGTTTCCGGTTTTGATTTGGGCGGCGGTTGTGATGGATTGATCAATCCCGCGCATGATGCACCACGGATCGGTTTTCTCCATGCCGTATCGATAAAAATCCTCCGGCAATGGGGCCAGGCGCTTGGGATAATTGATCGTATCCACCGGGACGCGAATCACCCAGGATGCCGACAATCTCAATTCAGCCTGGACGGAGTCGTCTCGCGTCTGGAAGCTTACAATCACCTTCGATTTATCCGCCATGATCCCTTTGATTTTCTCTTCGATGATTTTGGTCTTTTTCTCTGTGTTCATTTCTTTTTCCTCCAAGTAATCAAGGCGTTATTGCCCTGATCTTGGTTTTATTCTATTCGCATTTTATTTTATTGTCAAGTCTTTTCTTTCATTATATTTTAATTAATTGTCATGGATTTTGAGGTATCCTGTAAATGTAAACCATTGATTTCATTATCTTTTATATTTTGCCTTTTCTATTTTACGTCCTACCCCAAAAGTTATTATTATCATTATCTTTTCCGTCTTCTTTAAATGAGCTGTGTTAAAAGGTCCATATAGGGTGTTGTCCCCGTAAAAATAACGCCGTATAGGTCAAATTTGGGGCTCATTTATTTTGACGCATAGGTAACTTTTTCGCTTATCGAAGGTTGAATACATCTTCACGTTTCGGATTCCGACCATCCAGAGATAATCCAGCAGCTTCTTTTGACCGTGGCGGTTGAAGATCGTCTGGCATTTATCGAGCATGGCCGGAGTGTAGCCCAGGGCAAATAAGAGATTATTCGGCAGCCGTCCCATGCCGGTTTGAATGAAGGTTAGAAAAACCGTCAAAGGGGTTCGGGATCTTTTAAGAACGTCCTGCAGGTTGGTCACCGGGCTTCCGTAAGCGTCACAGTCAACGATATGGAAATGGGAATAATCGACCCGGAACTTTCGATTGTCGCCTTGGAGATAGATTAGGGGCATTCCTGATTTCTTGTCGATGCCTAAGACGTTGATCGTCCGGGAGGTTTTCTTTCGGACTTCATCCCAAATAGAGCCCGCGCCATGAAACATATCCAGGACGTTGACAGGATCGGCATCGGGGAGATTGTCGGCGCGGAGCTTAACCTTTTCGTCAAACCATGAATTATCGGTCTTAGTTGCTGGACTGTTCATATTCAACCCCTTCGATTTTTATAATATTTTCAAGGTGTTTCTGGATTTCTAAGAGTTTTTCCGGGGGGAAGCTGAGAAGGACATGAGACATCCGGTATGGGCGGAGTTCTTTTTCCTCGTAGTCCAGCTTTGGCTTTGTGAATTCTTCATCGTCAATTCCCTTTATGCCCCAGTCGGTCAACGGTAAGTCGTCCCAGCCGCTTAATAAATCAAAGTCCCATGCGCCGAAATTGGCGTTGTCCTTAACCACAAATTCCCGCTTCTGATCCGGGGTGAGCCCCTTCACGATCTTCGCCGTGCAATCCTTCGCGCCGATTTTACGGAGGGCAAGGAGGCGCATGTTGCCGCCCAGGACGGTCATGGTTTCATCAACGACGATCTCACGGAGTTGCATCATTTCTGGAAATTCGTTAAGACTTTTAACGAGGCGGTCCATGTCCGTATTGCTTATGCGGCGCGGATTGTCTTTATTTAGTTTGATCATTGAGGGCTTTACTGTTTTTACTTCTATTTTAATCATTTCACCCTCCTTCTGAAAATGCGGCTTCTAAATGGAGAT